TTAGAAACAGAACTAGATGCATCTAAAGCATCTGAGTAACCATAAGCACCATATATGGGGTTGCCATCATATGCAAATCCTAGAATAGGAGAATGAGATGCTCCTGTATCATTTGTTCTTAATGTAGTGGGAGATGCAAGATATCCATACCCTTGTCCTACAGAAGCAGTAAAATTAGAAAAGAAAGTACCATTTTCAGAATCTACAGTTGTCTTCTTAAATCTATCCTTTCTCCACTCTTTAATACCAGCAGTTGCAGTAGCACCAGATCCTACAGGAATTATATCTATCAAAACATTACCTGAAGTATATCCCTTACCACCATTGACTTTAACTAAATTAGTCAACTGACCAGCATTTGATACTTCTGATGTATATACAGCAAATTGTCCTCTACCTGCTAAGTCAGCAATTCTTACTTCAGGTGGTGATGAATAGTATTCACCAGCATTGTCAATAGTAATGCTAGTAATTTCACCTTGTGTAATGATAGCAGTTACTGTAGCATTTCTACCAGATAAAATCTCAACACTAGGAACAGATGTATAACTACCTTCTGTAACAATTGATACAGACTGAACAACTTCACCAGCAAGTTTTGTTGTTGCTTGATTAGCAACACCATCAATTAAAACAAAAGGTGGTTTCTTATAACCATTACCTTTTTTATCTAAAGTAATTTTTTGTAGTCCACCATTCAATATTACTTCATCGTCTTTATAACTTAAGAACGGTATACCATTTGTAGCAATACCAACATCTCTAAATTGTGTCTCATAAGATTCAGTTGTAGATATTGGTTTCTTTCTAATAATTTTTAAGTGTTTCTGATCTGCTGCATCAGAAGGTAGTGTGCCAATAGCATGTGAGGGGAATCCAGACGATGCAATATAATACGAATCAACATCTTCATATATTGCAGAAACATTTGAATTTAAATCTGCTATAGCAGGTGTAGAACCACCAATAGTCCATCTAAGACTGTTTTGATCGTCAAATATCCTAATATCATCTGTAAGGAAACCTGACTCAGATATATCAATAGAATCGCCAGTATTAGAGTAAGGAACTTTATTATTTGATTCTAAGTTATAAACAATACCATATACTAACAGTGATACACCATTACCACTTACATCAGAACCAAAAGTTACAGCATCCCCAACACTATATGCTCCATTACTTGTTCTAGACTTAACGACAAATTGATTTACATTTTTATCATCAAATGTAAACACCTCATTGTCAATAGTAAACTTTCCTTCATTTTCCCATCCAATTGTTGAGAAAACATTAACTCTACCACCAACAGATAACGTTGCTCCTACATCTTTTGTTAATATTGTTTTAGATGCAACAGTAAATCTACCATTTACACTAGACTCTGAAAGAATTAATTCGTATAAATCTTCTCCATCAAATTTACCAGTAAATATAACATTGTCTACAACAGCAGAAGCAAACTTACCTGTTGTTTGTGTGATCTTTTTACCAATTAGATTGTTTACATCACCAGATAAAATTTTTGCTTTGATTGAGTAATTATTAATCCAAGTAGATTCTGATGATTTTAATGTATGTTCTCTTGGATATAGTATTGTTGGTTCTGGATCATTATCTATTAGACATTTAAATAAGAACTTAACAGAACTATCAGTTCCTTTTGACTTATAGAATGAAGTTATATTTTTTATAAGAGTTCTCTTGTCAATATCCCCTTTTAGATACGCTTCTGGGAAATTATCAAGGTATTGTTTCTCAAAACTTTTAATTAATGAATATAAGAATAGGTTACTGATATTTTGTACAGTAGATCCTAGTATATGATTATCTGTTTGTGTTGTTACAAAAGTGCTCTCCTCATACAGGTCACCAATTTTAGTGTTTCCACTTACACCACGACTTACTTCTAATAACTGTGTGTCTGTTCTACTTTTATAAAAACAAATTTCATCATCAATTTTTATATACCCACCATTTTTAGGAAATGAAGAGGCATCAGTAACATTAATAGATGTATCTACATCTTGAACATATGAAGTAGTAGTGGTAGACTGCTTAAGTACATTCTTTTCATAAAAATCTATATCACGATACTGCTGAATATTACTGATAATATCCAGTGGTTGACCTTGAAGTTCATTTTGCTCATAATACTTCTGTACGAACTTAGAAAACAGTTCATACTCTTCGTTGATGAAGTCAGGTAATTGAGACTCAATTAAGAATGAGACTTTATTCGCAGTTTTTGGCACTACTCTTTATACGCAACGAATTTACTATTTGATACATCTACATCCAGATACATCTCACGCTTTACTTCAATATCTTTATTAGCAGGTTTGACACGTAACTCAATACGATTGTCAGAAAAACTACCTTTTAAAATAGTAAAGTCATAAATTTTAATTTCACCTTTTACATAGTCAACATCACCAACTGAATCATTCAATAGGATTTTATCACCAGTGATGGAGTCTAGTCTATATAGCACCAATTTACCATTTCTATCCTCTAGATATACAGTGTAACTTGGATGTTCAAAGACTGTCATGCCAGTAGATGATACTACAGGGTCATCACAATCCTTTAATAATTCATTTTTAAAGCAAATTTCATAGTATGTTGATGAGTTTATCTGTGCAATAAAGTCTTTTCTTAAAGTTATGGAGGTATCGTTAGAATTAACGCTACGATCTACACTATCAATTACACTAACAAACTTACTATACCTAAATTTACCGTTAAATTTTTCTGTTCCTGATGTTTTTAAATACTCCAATACACCAGATGCTACTTTTGACGCAATATCTGTAGGAAGTAATTTGGTTTTTGTACCATCAAAGTAAATATCACTACTCAATTCAACAAAAAGAATAGAAGGATCAACAAATTCTGGTCTAATAGAAGCAACTGTGTACTTCTTAAGTTCGGTTACCAGTTGATTTTTGGTAAATGATGATAATGATGTTGCTTCAGTTGGTTTTATAGAGAGAAAGACCTTACCATATGCAGGTGGTTCTTGCTCTTCTCCACCAAATACTATGATATCACTGATAGAAGGGTATATCTTTCGCACAATAGCAGAGTAATCATTAGAGGTTACTGCTCTATTTTGTGATCCAAAGAATTTTGGAGCATTAAATTTGATCTTAGCAACAGATTCAATCTCTGCACCTCCGCTTGCTGCGGAAGTTGTTGATAAATTGCTTACGGAAAACGGAGAAGTAATCGTGACATCACTAGAATCAACAAGTGTTCCGTTAAATGTAAACGTTTTTGCACCATTAGTAACTACACCACTAGTAACAACATAAGAAATTTCAACAACATTTTGATTAGATAGTTTCTCTCCTAATACACCATCACCAAAAAATACCTCATATTGCTCATCTTCTACTTCACTTAAGAAATATACTTTATCAGTAGATCCAACTTCTAGGATATTTTCTGCTCTTTCATATGTTGTTGATACAGTTGAGTTTGATGCTTCAAATACCCTTACACTTAATGTACTAGTATCTGCTCCAGGATTACTAATAATGAATCTTTGATTCTTAAGTGATGTATCTACTGTAGTCTGAGTAACAACTAATGAACCTTCGTATACTGGTAGATCAGTAAATGTAACAGTATCATTAACTACTTCCTTCCTATAATCATCTTTCAATACAAACTCATATAATGCGTTATCATAGTTTGTAATAAAACCTGTACCTTTTTTTAGTACAACTGTACTAGGTGCAACACCAGTTAAGATAAGTTGCATGTCAACTATTGCTTTTGGTGCTGTAATAGATTTCGGTGCATACCCTATCTGCTTTGCCAGAGCAACCACGTTGTCTCTCAGAGTGGATGAATCTAAGAACAGTTCATTGACTACCATGTTAGCGTTAAACGCTGTGTAGTACGTATTGTATGCCAATACATCAACTAACTGACTGATGACAGATCCTTCAAAATCATAATCAGTAAATTCTGTCTCTGCCCTCATGTATTCTTTGATGGCAGTCTTTATATCAGCAAAATCTAAATTGTTTACTTGGGTATATGGCATTATCTCGTCCTTGCTAGGAAGAATTCTATATTTGACGGAATTATATCTGAACCAACCACATTGTATGACATCTCAACGTTGAATCCATTATCATTAAAGTCAGGAAAGCAATCTAGTGATGTTATTGCAATTCTTGGTTCAAACGTTTGTATTGTATTAAATATAGAACTTTTTATACTTGCAGCAGTAGCATAGTCCAGTGGTTCAAATAATTGACTTCTTATATCAGAACCGTACTCTGGTTGAAATAACCTTTCTCCCTTGTTTGTTAACAGTAAACTTATAAGTGCTTGTTTAATAGCAGAAGCATCCCTACTAACAACTAAGTCATTAGTAACAGGATGCTTCTTAAAATTAATATTAATGTCCCTGAAGGACAATCTGTTCGCCATTTACCGACAAATATACGAAGTCAAAGTTATTTAGCGACTTTTATGTAACCTTGTAAAACGTATACTTTAAAAATAACTCTTCTCCTTTCTTAATGTCTTTAATTGTTTTCATATAATAGACATCACCTTCAGACCATTTAATACAGTTAGGTTCGTCAGAATGGTTTACGAACCCTCCTAAAGGGGTTCGTATGATATCTTTATTAACTACCACATGAGATACACCAAGGTACATCATAGCAGCAATATCTTCTTTCGCAAAAAGACCTTGACCTGCTATAGGACTATCCTTTATATGCAACTCTTTCGGTAATGCTTGATAACCTATAACTTTTGGTCGTAGCTTCATTTTTCAATTATTGATACATCGTCATCTTGTTGATCCATGAGTGTAAATTTAACTGCAATTGTAAATCTATACTTGGGACCTACTAATGCTTGTGGTTTTGCACAGTGAGGTATACTACCATCAAAAAGGCATATTCTACCTGGCACATATGGATTTATGTACACTATCTCCTGTCTATCTTCCTCATAGAAGACCGTCTCGCCACCGTGATTCAATCCCCATTCAATATTAGGATATATCAACATAGTTTTTTCCATACCCTTTCTAGGAGCATCTACATGAATCTCATGAGAATCATTGACTAGACCTAAGTTAACATATGCGTTTGTAAAAGCATATTTTGTGGTATCAATAAATTGAGAAAAATTCTCCATACGATAAGTATCACTGAATATTGATCTCAATATGTTATCATCAGGAAAGTTTGCCATACCACCTGATTCTGTCGTTTCTTTTTTTCCACACTCAGGACACAATGATCTTCGGAGTCTCGCTCCTTCTTCATCCGTTGCCAGTATTTGTACTTGATCAAGTTGAGGTAGATCTGCTCTCATCCTCTTATCACTTATGTCTTGTATATCAAAGTTACTTGTATTCGCACAAGAATACCTCAACGACATACACGTGTCGTATAATGCTTGATGATCACCAAATTTGAAAGCCTTATCCATGATAATAATATCACGACCTTCATCAACTTCAATCTTATTAATTAACATAGT